GTCCTATCAAGTACGAAGTTGTAAAAGGTGCAATGACTGCACTAGGTTTGTATGCTACACTATACAGACATGCTGATGCTAATCATGTGTTGGTATTTGATGATTGTGATAGTGTGCTTATGGATGAACTAAGTCTTAACATACTTAAGGCCGCACTTGATTCGGGTAAGAAACGTGTTCTACATTGGAATGCAGATTCAAACAAACTTAGATCAGAAGGTATACCTGACAAGTTTGAGTTCAAGGGTGGTGTTATCTTTATAACTAATGTTAAGTTTGAAAACGTTAGAAGTAGAAAACTACAGGACCATTTAGAGGCATTGCAATCAAGATGTCATTACTTGGATCTTACACTGGATACCATGAGAGACAAGTTCTTACGTATTAAACAGATTGTTGCCACAGGTGAACTGTTTAAGGATTATGATCTTAGCAAGGAAATGGAAGGCGAAGTAATTGCGTTCATGGATACTGTTAAGGATAAATTAAGAGAAGTAAGTTTAAGAATGGCGTTGAAGATAGCAGATCTTACTAAGGTAAGTCCTAATTGGAAACAGTTAGCAGAAAACACTGTGATGAGACGCAGATAGAACAGGTTGTCATATCAGATCTAGCTCCTGGACAACCTTAAGTGGGCAGTTGAAACATACTGCCCACTTTCCTTTATGATAATTATTAATATGATAAAAATTTCTTGGCTTCCTGGTTGCTATGGTAGTTATGTTATGCAATCAATCTATGCATACAGTAATTTTGGCAACGGAAAGATCGTAATTGACCCAACAGGCAGTAGTCATAGTTTTCGCGAGAGAAGTGATACCAGACTGTTTTTTGATCACAGTCATGAATGGACTGAGGATACAGACGTACATGTAAATCCTGTGCCAGGCCATGAGTTAGATTACTTGAACAATCAGTTGGTCAAGCAAAATAAAAATGATGTTATTAGTAGTTTTAAAAGATATTTTGGTGATGAGTTTGCCAACGAGATTCTTGAGCACTGGGGAACTACCAGTCACTGGGCAATACGAGAATGGGCATCGTTTTGTATAGTTGATCAATGCTTGGCAGGATATAAACCTCAACCAACAGTGAATTTGACAACCAATGATTTATTTGATACTAATAAGAACGTATTTTCTGAAATAATTAACCGTATAGGATTGACTGTTACAACTGATAGTGCTACAATGAAAGTCAATCAACAACAATGGATAGCACAACAACGTTATCACAATTCGCAACATCGATGCAAGGCATGGGTAGAAGATATTTTAAATGACAGGAACACTGCAACACCATGCCAAACGTTACTAGATGAAGCATACGTACAACATTGTTTACGAGAACAAGGATATGAAATTCACTGCGACGGACTAGACAATTTTCCTAAGACCAGTAGTGATTTACGAGAAATAATTTATGAGAACAGCAACACTAATAATTAACGATGAAGTTAACCTAAAGATAGCAGGGCTAGAACTTGATGTTCGTAAAAAGCTGGTTAACACTTTCAAGTATGACGTTCCGCATGCACGATACTTGCCAGCAGTTCGACTAGGACGTTGGGATGGTAAGATTGCATACTTTCAAATGGGTGGTAGCACGTACCTAAACCTGTTACCTGAGATACTTCCAATCTTAGAAAACTTCAACTACGACGTTGATATACAGGATAACAGAGAATACCAAACAGTATTCAAGTTTGATCCAGTAGCAGAAGATTCTTACAGTGACATTATGTGGCCGAAGAATCATCCTGCCTCTGGCACTCCTATTGTGTTGCGTGACTATCAAGTTGAAATTATCAACAGTTTCTTGAAAAATCCGCAGTGCATACAAGAAATAGCAACTGGTGCTGGTAAAACAATTATGACTGCAAGTCTAAGTGAACGTGTGGAAAACTATGGACGTAGTATTGTTATAGTACCAAACAAGAGTCTAGTTACACAAACAGAAGCAGACTATTCAAACATGCAACTAGATGTTGGTGTGTTCTATGGTGACAGAAAAGAGTTTGGACATAAGCACACAATATGCACATGGCAAAGTCTAAATGTATTGCTAAAGAACACAAAGAATCAAACAGTTGATATTACCATACACGAGTTCTTAGAAGATGTGGTTGCAGTAATAGTTGATGAAGTACACATGGCCAAAGCAGATGCACTTAAAACACTGTTAACTGGCGTAATGAGCAAGATACCATTGCGTTGGGGACTGACTGGTACAATACCCAAAGAACCATTTGAGTTTCAAGCACTGCATTGTAGTTTGGGTCCTGTGATAAATCAACTGGCCGCAAGTGAACTACAGGAAAAAGGTGTACTTGCAAACTGCCATGTAAATGTTGTACAGTTGATTGATAATGCAGAATTTACAAACTATCAAAGCGAACTAAAGTACCTATTTGAAGAAAAAGGTAGATTAGATACCATTTCTGGCCTGGTTATTGAAGTAAATAAAACTGGTAACACATTGGTGTTGGTAGATAGAATAAGTGCTGGTACAGAGCTACTGAACAGAATGGGAGATGAAGCTGTGTTTGTTAGCGGTGCAACCAAAGCAAAAGCAAGACAGGATGAATATGATGAAGTGGCTACTGCGACAGGTAAAATTATTATTGCTACATATGGTGTCGCGGCCGTGGGCATTAATCTGCCGCGTATCTTCAATCTTGTCCTTCTTGAGCCTGGTAAAAGTTTTGTACGGGTTATACAAAGTATTGGCAGGGGTATTCGTAAAGCGGAAGACAAAGACCACGTCCAAATCTGGGACATAACATCAACCTGTAGATTTGCCAAAAGACATTTAACAAAACGCAAGCAATTTTACAAAGAAGCAAACTATCCTTTTAGTGTAGAGAAGTTGGACTGGCAATGAATACGCCTATTATGAACAATGAGTATATATTTTTCTTTGTAGGCGGTACCTGCGGTAGTTTTGTGAAAACTATATTTGCTACGTACTTGCATGAGCTAGATAAATCTTCCAAAATGCCAACTTTAAGTGTTACTGAGTCAACCGGAGACTGTCACGAGACTCGGGCATGGATTCGTCATTATCATTATCTTGAAGATCTCGATTTGACTAAAAAAATTGTAGTAATTGATTTTGACGAGGATGATGTTCCTTCTATAGTAAAAATGCATTTTCACAAAGTGGTCGTAGAACAACTATCTGACGATCCGGAGTTTTTAGATCACAGGTGGGGAGAGTCGGGTCGCCGACTTTTTGGCCAATACCGCGACGATCACCAAATGTTACTACAACAATTTTTAAACAATCCTTATTACTTGATCTTTGAAGATTGGCAAGCACAAATCAACAGCATTAATCCTGTATTAATTATAAAATTTAAAGATATAATGCTTGGGAATTTGAATGAGATTATTGCTGAATTTTTCAAAGTTTCTTCGTTGCCGGAAGTTGATGAATTTATCAAAACATATCGACAGGCCAATCAAGAATACTTAACTTACGAATAAAAAGTAAAACTTAGAGGTTGCAATTGTTCGCTAACCTGCTATAATAGATACAAGCAAATTATCAACTTGGAGACACAATGAGAATTTTAACATTAGAAAATACTGTATTTGATTTAGATACATTACCAGAAGAGATTGACGATTTACGTTTTTCAATATTTGATAACAGTGACCCACAAAATCCAGATCATCTATACATTCCGTTGATATTTCTAGAAACATTTAACTCGCCAGCATTGGTCTTGCGTATTGGCGATCAAACAATGAAGATGCCAATTGATTGGCAAGTGCTAATTGGAGAGCCAGAAGTGGGCGATTTAGAAATGCTACAACTTACTAGCATCAATGATAGAGGATTTAAAGTATTTCAATTTAATCCACTGACAAGTTTTAGACCTAGTTACATGGATATTGAGATAGTTGATGTGTATCAGGATGTAACTTGGTATGTGCCTAAGTTGAAGAATGGACAGATGTTGGCCGTTCCGGTCGAGAACAAAGACGATCCACGGTGTGCGTACTTTGTCAAGGATATCAGTCGTAACTGTGAGATCGTGGATTATAATAAGGCTTGGTAATATGGAGTTTACAAAAGGTATATGGAATGTATTGACAACTAAGGTAGAAGACAGTATACTATTAGCAATAATATTTTTTATTGGGCATGTGTTAATTGCAATGGCAGTTGTTAGTGTTGTGACTGGTGCTAGTTTTTGGGAGGCAGGAGCAGTTGCACTGATTGAACCTGCAATAAACAGTGTTTGGTTTATAGTATTACATAAAACTTGGAAGAAATTGCGTGAATCAAAAACTTAGTATAGCAAATGAAATGCGGTGCTTGGATCTCAAGGATCGCAACTTCTATGACAGTTTGACCGATGAAGAACGTAAAAAGTATTCAAACTTTCTCATGATACGTTGGAGCAGTGCGGTACAAGGTCCTGCAGAACTGCAAGAATACTATTTGGTTGCATGCAACGAAAGACTCAACAAGCATTTCTTTGATATAAACAAGCATCAAAAACTACAATGGTTATGTGCCACAAGTATTTCGCCAGGCATGGGATCGCACAGACATCAATGGATCTCTCCCAAGAAGAAAGAAAAAGGCAACAACGAAGGCAAGAAAATACTGATGGAACTGTTTCCGGCAATGAAAGCAGATGAGATAGAACTGTTGAGCAAACTGATGACAAACAAAGAACTAAAGGAACACATGCGTGACAGTGGAGTCGCAGACAAAAAGTGAACTGTATAAATGCAAGTACTGCGAACGTGAGTTTAGAAAAGAAAGCACACTGGCAGTACATCTTTGTGAGCAAAAACGCAGATACCAAGAAGAGAAAGAAGTTGGTGTGCAAATTGGATTGCAAAGTTATCTGAAGTTTTACACTATGACGCAAGGCAGTGCTAAACTTAAAACATATGCTGACTTTGCTACGTCACCTTATTACAAAGCATTTGTAAAATTTGGAAGACACTGTGTTGGTATAAATGCAATCAACGTACCCAAATTTGTTGAGTGGGTAATTAAAGAAAA